GATGGTTCTAAGGCATCAGGTTTCCGTTCAATGGTTGTTGCCCAGTTCACGGGTGTTTCCTTGCAGAAGGATGATAGAGCATTTGTTAAGTATAGCAAGTCAAACAGGAGATATGAAGGCATTGGTATTGGTAAGGTAACAGGTTCTGCACTCTCCACGCAATCATCATCCACCAATCCTAACACTGTCTATCACTTAGACTCTGGTGCTGTCTATAGAAAAGATTGGGAGACCACACACATCTCAATGGTCAATGATGCGATTCTTCAAATCGTTTCTGTGTTTGCTATTGGTTATGCACGTCACTTCTTTGCCGATACTGGTGGTGACGCATCTATCACTAACTCTAACTCTAACTTCGGTCAATTAGCACTTACTTCTGCTGGATTCAAGAAAGAGGCATTTGCCAAAGATAATAAGGGATTTGTCACCAACATCATTGCTCCTAGAGCAATTACCACTGCCGAGGAGAACATTGACTGGCAGACACTTGATGTTGGTGTCACAACCTCTGTAGCAAATAATAAGAGATTGTATCTCTTTGGATTTACTGAAGCAGACATTAAACCACCTGTTCTTACTCAAGGTTTCAGAGTTGGTGCAAAGGTAGAAGATAGACTGTTCGTAGACTTTAGTGCTGTCACAGGTTATGGTGTAAGTGAAGCCAGAATCTTGATGAGTGATGAAGAAACCAGTAGTGTTAAAGAACACAGAGTAGTATCTGGTCCAACATCAAACGCATTTGCTATTGGTGCTCACAATCTTGTAACCGGTGAGAAGGTTATCATCAAGAGTGATGACGGAGACCTACCAGAAAATCTCACTCCAGAAAGAGTTTACTATGTAATTGATCAGGGTGATAACAATAATATCAAACTGGCATCATCATATGCAGCATCTCAGAATGGCACTGCTATCACTGTTTATGGTGGAACAAATCTTGTAATTCTAAGCAGAGTATCTGATAAAGAAGCAGGAGATATTGGACATCCAGTTCAATATGACTCTACTCAAGGTCAGTGGTATATTAACACTAATGCTGGTAATGAAATCTACACTGCTTTAACTCAGGTTGGCGTTCAAACTAACAGTGGATTAGATGCCAGAACTGAACCTTCATTTGTTAAGAGAATCTCTGATACGAGAAGTCTTGATGAAAAGATTTACAAACTCAGAGTTGTAATTCCAAAAGAAGTTAACAACGGAAAGAATCCAGAGAGTGGATTTATTCTTCAAGAATCCAGCACAACTGGACTCAGAACTGATGCTGATTCTATTCTTTCATCCATCACGATAGATGACTATGATTTTGATAAGAATCCAAGATTCATCGGTAGTTGCACATTCTCTGGTGGAACTGTAACAGTTAGATCCGAATTGCCACACAATGTAAGTGTTGGTGATGTTGTTATCACCAAGAACATTCAGGACACAAGCAATACTGTTGGCACGGCAAATAGTGGATACAACGGAACATTTACTGTCGTATCCATCGTTAATGACATGGAGTTTACCTATGAAACAGGTAGATCTCTTGGTCCTGCACTGACTAATGATTTAAACAGTAGAACAACCTCACTCCCAAGATATGAGGTAAATGACTTACAGAACAAACTCTTTGTTTATAGAAACGAAGTTATCACCGACTACATCGAAGATGTTCAGGATGGTATCTATCACCTATATGCACTGAATGCTAACATTGGTGTTGGCACAGAATTTACTAACTATGAATACAACCAGAATGTTGTTGACCTTTATCCTCAGTTAGACAGAGATAATGTCAATGACAATCCACAATCTGCCAAGTCATTTGCACTGAGAGCACCACTTGGTGAGGTTCAGACTAATGACCTCAAGAAGAGTATCACTAAAGAATCCACTGACTCATTCAATAAGAAGTTTAGAAAACATCTTGAAGTATCTACAGAGTCAGAACTGAGTGTTGTTGCAGGTATTGCCACACTGACATTCACCAGAAATCATGGATTTGCCGGTATCATGACCCATGAGGGTGGTATTACCGGTGGCTCTGGTCATGTGAATGGCACACATTATAATGTAAAACTCTTCAATGAAGTAGGACTTTCTAGTTGGAATGGTGCTACTGCCATTGTTGGTGTTGCAGGTGGTGCTGTTGTTAGTGTAGATATTCAATCTCGTGGTTCTGGTTATCAAGATGGAGATGAATTATTCTTTGACACATCAGTAATCGGTGGATCTGCTAATGCAAAAATTGCTGTTGCCACAAGAGGATTATCTGCTAGCGGTTTATCTACCAATAATGGTAGCGTAGTTCAGGTTACTGGTATCGGAACAACTGCCTTTGGTCTGTATAGATCTACCGCAGTTCCTGCCAGAAATACCATTTCTATCGCAAAGACTGCCGGAGATCCAGAAAGCATCCCCGGACAATACATTCATATTGTTGGTCCTGTTGGTAATGTTTCATCTAACTCTTATGATTCTACCACAGGAACTCAAACATTCAACTGCTCCAACCCCCATGGATTAGTAGCAGGAAATAGATTTAGAGTAACCGATAGCAGTAACAATAATCTTGGTGATTATCTGGTTAAGTCAAGAGTTGGTGTTAATACTTTCACTGCTGTTACTAATGCAAGTCTGTCCGCAGAATATATTCTCAAGCACGGTATGTCATCGAATGATGGTGTATCTGACCCAACCGAAGAGAACATCGATGCTCGTGGTGTTTCACTGTTCGACTCTGAATGTCTGAGACTTGGTGGATTTAATGGTGATACTAAGTTACAGGTAACTTCACCACATTCTGGTATTGCAACCACTAAGAGATTCCCACTCGGTTCTTATCTTCAGGTTGATGAAGAGATTATGAGAGTTGTAAGCAGCACCATTACAGGTGTTGGTAACAACGAAATAACTGTTGCTCGTGGAGCACTTGGAACTGGAATTAACACTCATGATGCCGGATCTTTCTTACATAAAGTAGATCCAGTTGCGATTGAATTCCGCAGACCATCTATCATTCGTGCTTCTGGTCATACATTTGAATATCTTGGATATGGTCCTGGTAACTACTCAACCGGTCTTCCACAGGTTCAGGATAGAACCCTAAGTGAGACTGAAGAGTTCCTCTCTCAGGCACAAGAAAGAAGAGGTGGTGTTGTTGTTTACACTGGTATGAACAACAAGGGTGATTTCTATGTTGGTAACAGAAGAACATCATCTGCAACCGGTGAGGAAAGAACCTACGACATTCCAGTTTCCACGGTTACTGGTGAAGATCCTTCTAGATTAAGTGTTGTCTTCGATGAAGTTACAGTCAAAGAGAGACTTGTAGTTGAAGGTGGAGATTCTGGACAAATTCTTTCACAGTTCGATGGTCCTGTTACTCTGAACAAAGAGATTACTACCAAAGATCTTGTTACCTCCAAGGGTGCTGTCAAGATTAGTAATGCAACTCAATCAACGACCAAGACAACTGGAGCACTTGTTGTTACCGGTGGTGCTGGTATTGGCAAGAACCTGAATGTTGGTGGAGATTTGAATGTTGATGGCAACACCAATTTTGATTATAACATCACTGGTGCTGGTGCTACCTTCGGCAATATTCAGATTGCAATCACCGACGATAATACACTTGATACGAGCACGGGTGATTTAAAAATTGATGCTGCTACCAATAGGATTGCTGTTAATGCTGATTTGAGTGTTGATGGTGAGTTAAATGTAACCGGCATTTCCACATTTGCAGGTCAGGTTGGATTTGGAACTCATGCTAGGTTTGGTGATAATGATAAGATTTTGATGGGTGATAGTGATGACTTACGAATTTATCATACTGGATCTGCTTCTTACATAGAAAACCAGACAGGAACATTATTTACACTGACTGACACTTTTGAAGTAAAAGGTAGTAATGGTAATGAAACACATCTTAAGACCATAGATAATGGTGCAGTAGAACTTTATCACAACGGTAACAAGAAACTTGAAACTATTAGTGATGGTATCAAAATTACTGGAGAACTTCAAGTCACCGATGATATTACTGCATTCTTCTCATCTGATGAAAGATTGAAGTTAAATATTACACCAATTAAAGAACCTCTTGCTAAAGTTCTTTCAATTAGTGGTAATACATTCACCTGGATTGAAGGTGGTGTTCACGAGGGTGAAGATACTGGTGTTATTGCACAAGAAATCGATGCTCTTGGACTTCCTGGACTCACAGTTACGAGAGAAACTGGTTACATGGCAGTCAAGTATGACAAACTCACTGCACTACTGATTGAAGCAGTTAAGGAACTATCAGCCAAGGTTGATATTCTTGAGCAAAAATTATCAGATAAATAACTAAATGGAGATCCTAAAGCATTCTAAAGTAGATGGCAAATTATAAGAAGTCCTTTAATTTTCGCAATGGTGTCCAAGTTGATAATGACAACTTCATAGTAGATGCGAATGGTCTGGTCGGAATCGGCACATCGATTCCGGGCGAGTTTCTTGATGTAAGAGGAACTGCAAAGGTCAGTGGTGTTGTATCGACAACGGACTTATTTGTCACTGAGGACGTATTCATATCCGGTGTATCAACATTAACTGTATTAGATGCAACCAGTCTTAATGCAACCGGTGTTGTAACGGCACAGCAATTCATTGGTGATGGTAGTTTACTATCCGGTGTTGTTGCTGTTGCAAGAACTGGATGGTCTATTACCGACGCAGGAATCTCCACCATAGCTAATGTCGGGGTAGGCACAACCAATCCAGTATCCTTATTGCAAATCGGTGATGATCCAACATCAGCAACTTATGGTGTTGGTATTGATTCAACCGGACAAGGTAACTTCACAGGTATTGTAACCGCAAGTTCATTCAGATCAACTGGTATCATAACTGGTTCGAGTTTGCTTGCATCTGGATTCTCCACATTCTTCTCCAGTGCTGAGATAAAGAATGATTTGAATGTTGGCGGACAATTAATTGTAACTGGTGTTTCTACTGCTGGTGGTTTTGATGTAGGTGATAATGAATATATCACTGCTGGTATTGCATCAGATCTTGTCATTTACCACGATGGAACTCACACATATATTAAAAATCAACAAGGAAATTTATATGTTGATGGCAATGCAGATGACCTTGTTTTACAAGCAGGTGATGATATTCGTATTCTAGTTCAAGGTAACGAGAATGCTATAAACTGTATTGGAAATGGAGCAGTAGAACTCTACTACGATAACTCTAAGAAATTTGAAACTCATCCTGGTGGTGCTATTGTAACTGGTATTCTCACTGCAACATCATTCTCTGGTGATGTAACTGGCAATGTCACAGGATACCTG